GCCTTACCTCCTTTTATTAAATGCGGTTCCTTACTCGCTATTTTAACAGCATCTCCAACCTGCACGTCCCTGATGCTCGGCACCTCAGCTATAGATTTGGATTTGCCAGGCGTTAAAAGACCAACTGTTGTTTTTGTTAAATCGACCCTTTCCAGTTCTTCTAATCTACGCGTTTCTGCGTCTAGAGCTGATTGTGACGGTGTTCTACCGAAAAGCCCCTTATTCAAACCCTTTGCAATTGTTTTTGCGGCCATTTTTGCAGGCAAACCAACGGCACCGCCGAGGGATAATACTGGCACTAGCCCCCTCATAAAATATTTTTCCAGCCAGCTTTGTTTCTCGCCAGCTTTTTCTAAGGCACGATGTCGATTTGCGTCTGCTAAAGCCGCCGGGAAGGCAGTCCACGGCAACATATCCACGGCACCAACATCAACATCGGTTCTACCAAAACGTGTTTGAGCAAGTGGTAAATTTTGTGTTGCACCTCGTCTCCAGTTCGGCACTCCGGCGGTTAAACTGGGAGATATGGGTCTGCTATCTACACGTGCTTTTGCTTGCTCATAATCTTGTCTAGAAACGCCCTGTTTTGCCAAAATATCGGCAGTTAACAGATTTGGATTTAGCAACATATCCATATTTGTGGGGGCATTCATAAGCCGAGACATATCGGGATTACGGTTTGGTACTGCGCGACCAGTTTGTGCGAGATAATTATCTAGTAGTCTTGGCATTATCCACCCCTAAGCAATCTGAATCGCTTTCGCTTCTCTTGCAAGTCATCAAGCTGTTTGACTGCCAGCTTACCGGTGGATAGATGAGTCGCAAAAATGGTCTCAAAGCGATTAACAACGCCAATCATCAATCGTAAATTTTCGCGTCCCTTCACATCGTCGATCGGAGAATTTTCCCACTGCTCATGGCACCACCCCTTGATTGAGGCAATGGCATCAGTAAACAGCTCGTCATTCAGCATCATTTCCGCACGATGTGCGCGGTCACGCTCCTGACGCAACTGGGGCTCTTGATCTTCAACCGCGCTCACGCTTCGGCTTCCATCCTGTTTTTTTCATGGCACCATAGATATACTTGCGCCGCTGGGCACCCTTAATACTTTTTTTGGATGCCTGTTTTGCAAGCTGTCTATGCAGTTTCTTTGGCACCTAGTATTTCATAGACTTTCGACCAGGATTGCCAGCCTTTTTGCCTGTACCATAGCTCATATCGCCACCGGCATTAAGTCTGGATTCTTTGACATTGCTCGTTCCAGATTTCCAGCTTGGATTGCTATTAACTGCTTTAGTGTTACCTGTGTCTGATTTTGCCATCTTTCTCTCCTAATCTGCCGCATTTGCAAGTCTGGCTTGCGCCTCGGCATCTTTGACAGTGGCAACAATTGCCACCTCTTCACGCTTGAGTGATAGTTGTTCCATTTTATACTCATGGTTCAACTTCATTTCTTCCACTTTTAATGCATGCTGTTGTTCTAGCTTGGCCTGCTCAATTTTCATTTCCTGTTCCATCTTAGCTTGTTCCATCTGCATGTCACCTTGGAACTTCGCTTGCTCCAACTGCATTCTACCCTGCGCTTCGATCAATCTTGGATCAGGCGGCGGCTCTTGTTGCTGTTGCTGTTGTGCTTGTTGAGGATCAAGCCAGAATTGATCTGGATCTTTCAGTCCAGCGGCAAGCGTCCACTTGCGTAGAGATGCATGTATTTTATCCACATCGACAATTGGGCCTTGCACACCGCCTTGCAACTCAATTGCCCTTACTTGCATTTCAATCATCCTTTGAGCCAGCATAACTTGCTGTTCCTTTGTCCCATGACCAAGACCGACTGTAATCGTCATGTCCATTTCAGCATTCCATGAACGAGGGTCCATTGGAACCCACTGGTTCCGCAATCTGATTATATCCGGCGCACTTTGATGCGTAATGACTAGTTTCAGAATTTTTCTGAATGCCCTTTTAAAGCCAGTTTCGGCAAACACACGCGCTATTAAAAGCATACGCTGTTGTGCGCGGCCAAGGATCTGATTAATACCAGTTGCGGTTTTATTCAAAGAATCCGCATCCAAGCCTTGCGAATATCGCGTAATGCCGGTGCGTGTTTCTCTGACCGTATCGCAATACTCAATCAACGGATACGCATATGATCCAAGGGACTGCGTAACCAGAGGCATTACTGCACTGCTTGGATCAAGACCGCCCTCCACACGGATCAGTCCACCCGGTCGGTTGGTCAGCATGTCGTCAAGATTAACACGCTCATTCACAACATAACGGTTTGAGTTCACACCATACATATTGTCCAGCAGTTGCCGCCAGACTGTCGATTTTATAACTTGTATGTCCATCACAAGATCTGCGACAGAGCGACCAGTCCACTTATGCGGCATACGTATTGGCGTCATATCTACAAACGGATGATCATCTACTGGTTCATTTTCAAGAATTTTGTATCCAGAACCGGCGACCGTAACAGCGCGCATCTCAGCAAGATCATCACCATCAAAATCAACCTTGAGATAACACTCGTATATCCAGATCTCGCGCATTGCCGGATCACGAGGCTCTGCATGCTGGTCAGGCCATTCTTCATCTGCTGAATAACGCGCCACACGCTCCTCGTTGTACATCTGCTCATCATGGCTGGACAAACCGTCTATAATTTTTTTCGAGTATCCCATCTCCAAGAGTTCAGTGACCGTTTTCTTAACCTTGTGGCAAGTGAACGCCGCCTCTTCCATTGCGGCAGAGCGGCGAGAAATCAGAAACTCTTCTGGTGGAATACAGACAACACGGCACTTGCCCGTGGTTTCTGTTTTCTTCAGCGTGACATCCCACAGCAAACCGTCCGGCGCAAACTGCTCCAACCCTGGTGTTACATCTACTTCTGTCTGTTCGATAATTTCTATAGTATCATCAGATTCCAGCTCAATCAGCGTTGCCAGATTGACGTTGGAGATTGTTTCGCGTGTACTCTGTTCGCTCTCGTCCCAGTACACCTTGATAATGCCGTTTTTCTGTAGCAGAGCGTCCTTGATCCAGTCATGCGTCACTTCAAAGCCGTTATTTGACTTAAACCAGATATGGTTGATGTACTCTGTTGCCTGCACAGCCGCCGCTTCATCCTCTTCCCCAACTGGCTCAAATCGCACTGCCTCTTCGCCGGATGCAAAGATTTGCACAAAGTCAGGCATAATGGATTCAATCGTGTCTTGCACATCTGTGCTCACAACCTTGCTTCGATCCTCTACCTCATTACCAAACGGCTCTCCGAGGTAGTATTCCATTGCCTTTCGGCGTTGCTCACTAATCTCACCGCCAAGAAAAGTTGCACTGCTTTGGATCTCACCCTTAATAATTGACTGAAGGGTGTTGTCTGTCATTTTTGCCATCAATACACCTCAAAAAATTGGTGGGCACTGCGCCCACCAAGTCTCAGGGAGGTAAAACTCGTCATGCCGCATGCGAAGCGATGAAGTCTTCCGCTTCCTGTTTTTTCATGCGACCACCATTCAAAACGGCACCATTCTGGTTTACAACATCCCAGAAACCCCATCCCTTGTGCTTTAAGCGCAACGCACCAACGTGTTCGTTTCCAGTCTCTGGATGTTCTGCGTGCACTATAGGCACTTCGCCTGTAACTAATTTCTCTAGCTGATCAACGCGGGCTTGTAGTTGATTAAGCTGAACTTGCATTTTCATGCTCATATGCCGCGCCCTTCTCCAAACATATCTTCATATTCAAACGGCTGATTAAATCCAGCAGTGTCACTCGTAAAGGCCTCATCAAAACCAATGAGGGGCTCACCTCCCATAGAAACCTCAGGAAGTGTAACATTAGTAATTCCCAGCGAAGGATAACCCAAACCCGGATAGTTTGGATCGATTGGAAGTGAGGGTAATCCTTGGTCTTGTAGGGGATCGAAAATAGCTTCTGTTGTGCCAACAGGCTGATCACCTCTAATATTGAAATACGCATCGTACCAAGGATCGTCTGATAGAACGGGATCAAGAACTGCATTAGAAACATTAGGATCTACATTGTAATGATCGTATATGTTGCTTGGTATTCCACCTATATGATCTGTTCCACTTACTGGTGCTGGCGGTAACCCATATGCCGCAGAAACGTCTGGCGGTTGACCAAGCCCCCTGCCGGGCTGATTCCAATTGATACCATATTCGGTTTGCCCAACTGGATAAGCCCCCGTAGCCACACGATTGGCTTCCAGTGCATCCGTCAATTGGCCTAGTCTCCTAGTGTGAAGGCCAGCTCTTTCCCCTAAGCTACGCGCCGCTCCAGCAAACGGAAAAAGCCTTGTAGCGTAATCGAAAAATTTTGAAATACCTGTCGGTGCCGGTCTGCCGAGACGATCAATCTCAACTTGCTGTAAGTAACGCTGTTGTGTTGGAGTCAACGAACCCACCGGCCTTAAATCGTGAACTCCCCCCAAGTCTTCTGGGTAGCCAAACGGATCATCCTGTTGCCCAGAATCAAACAATGATGGTCGGCGGCGAAACGGAACTGGCGGCGGTGCAAGCGGCTGTGCGGCAGTCACAGGAGCAGTAGCGGCCACATTAGTGCTACCGTTAAACGGCCCCTGACTGGTCGCGGCAAGCCATGCCGCGCTGGGATTGAGTAACTGTGAGGGAAGAATAGCCATTACTTTTTCGCCTTCGTTTTCGCCTTCGCTTTGGCCTTGATCTTCATCTTCGTGTCAAAATGCAATCCGACAACGCCTGCCTCAACCTCTAGCTCCACCGGGCCAGTATACGTCTCACCGCCAATACAAATCTCCAGTCGCGTTGACTTTGGCAACGCCACAAGCTCATGGGTTAACTGCCCAAGATCACTCACATCAATTTTTCGCTTCATCTTTTATCTCCATACTCAGGCTATCGCCAGCTTGGGATACTCCAGCGGCTTATTCCAGTTTGCTGACCTTGGTGTAACAATTGCCCCATATCGAAAAGCATCGGCTGAATGCGAAGTCCAGTCATGCCTTGGGCGGTTCTTGTAAATCTTCCGTGTCGCATCCCATTCCTTGCGGTACTGCTTCAACGCCTTCACGCCATAAGCACATCTCTCACTGTCAAACCAGCATCGTGGCAACAAGTTACGTACTTGCTCAATTCCATCCTCACGCCGCAGATCAGGGGCAATCTCTGCTGTAATGCCTAAACTTTCCAATACCTCAAGACGCGACTTGCCACTGCCCAGATCATGCACCTTCACATCATGCGGCAAAACATGGTGCGAGTATACATAACCTCGCCCACCAGATTCTTTAGGGCGGCGATACTCTTCCAGCAATTCCACATAATGCGGCAATCCCTCGCCGGACGTTTCATAATAATCAATCAAATGAATTGCACCAGCTACACGCTGTGCAAACCAGATCGATGTCGCGTCTGCATAACCCAAATCCCACCAGGTTTCTACACGGCTGTTAGAATCAAACGGCACTCGGCCAACACGGCCCTCTAATTCCGCTTCCTCCATCTGACTGCCGTAGTAGCTATCCTCCAGCGAGGCATCAAAAGAACACTCATACTCTTGCGCGTACTGCGGCTTGGACATCTGCTTTGCCGCATCCTCTAACTCATACTCGTCAATAATCTCAGTCTCGGATGCCTTGTGCAGAAAACACGCCCAGTCCTCATTGCCAGCCAGCGATTCGCGCCGCGCCTCCTCATACTTATCAAAAAACAGGTTTTGCCCCCTCGGTGTGCCAATCCAGATACACGACCCTTTCCGATCAGACAAAGCCGGGCGCACAATCTCAGGATACAGCCTCGGGTTCATATCCGCATACTCATCCAAAATCGCTACATCCAGATATATGCCGCGTAGAGAATCCGGCGTTTCAGATCCAAGCAACATAATGCGTGCAAAATCCTTATGCCCATCTTGCAATACTCTCGGCAAGTCAATCCGCAATTCAGACTCGTGAAATCGAGCACCGCCCAGTTCAGCACAAAACTCTTTCGCATACTCCCAGGCGGCCCGCTTCGCTTGTGAATACGTCGGTGCTATATAGGCCACTTGCGGTCTGTGACGCGGTGTCCACAAAGCCGCTTGTATCGCATGCGCTACCGCCATAACAGTCTTTCCGAATCTTCTGTGGCAAACCGCAACAGTAAACCGCTTGCAACCGGAATGAAACTCTGCCTGCAATGGCCTCGGATCGTATGGCAGACTAATCGTTTTTGGCAGTTTTCGACTCCTCTACGATCTCAGAAAGAAACTTCTCCGCATAACCATCCTTGTACAGCTCTTGTCTATTGGCCTTATGAGCATCGCTAATTAACGCCTTTGACTTACCCTCATAGCGCACTGCGTGGTGCTGGACAATCATTTCTTCATTCACATTCAAACCTTCTGCGAACAGAGTTCCCAGTATACGGCCAAATTTACCTCTGCCGTGGGACTGCAATGTAACGTCCCTATTTTGCAGTAGGTCAGAAAGAAACTTCTTGGCCAGCTGGCCGTAGAACTTCTCAATATCGTTCTTCGTTCTGGTCTCTGGCGTGTCAATGCTGGATAACCGTATTCTTTGGTCGTGGAGCCATGTCGAGAAACCAAGGTCGACATCTGCGTCTACGGTATCTCCATCAACTACGCGAGTTACCTTAATCTGATATTCGTACATGACCACCTTTGACTGGATAGACGATAGAGACGTTTAATCCATTGATACAGCTATACCTATAGCTGGACGCGACGATCGAAAAAAAAATTTTTGTGAAAATCTCCACCAGGGGAGAAAGCATGCTTTTTCGACAAAATTGCCGAAAAATGTCACAATTTCCACACATCGAAGACTGCAACGCCATTTAACTAATTGAAAACTATAGCAAAATCTATGTGACGCACTTGAACACTAATCAAGTGCGTTAGTCGCGCTTGATGATTGGGATAAGTGTTGCAGTGATGTCGCCAGAGACGTGTTGCTCCACCCGGTCGCCATAGACCTTGGGCGAGAGCCTCGAAGCGGTCCACTTGAGGCTGTCTACGAAGAGTCTGGCGGCATTTATGTCGTGTTGACCGGCCATTGTCTCCTGGCACACCGTAATTATCTGCTCTGCGAACCTCTGACCACGCAATTCCATCGCGTGCGCGTGCCGTTCAGCATATCCTTCGTGTGTTTGAAGCCACTCACAAATGGCAGTCGTTGATGGCATATGTTGATCCGAACATATCTCACGCATACTCTCTCCATCAGCGGTTCTACGATTGAACTCAGTCATCACTACGTCACGATCCCATTG